ATGTTGCCCAAAAATGTCAAATACGCTTATAAATAAGTCCTTACTTCGTCTTTTCGCCTTCATACATTTGCACTGTACAATTTTATTAACCAAACTGTATGAACGGATTACTTGAAATATTAACGACACGCAAATGGATGATCTCGCCTGAGTTTGTTCATTCTATTCGTGAAGTTGTTGAGCGTAATATGAATGGACATGCTTCCCTTGGCTTAGGTGTTAAGTCTATGGGATATATCGCAGCTATTGGTAGTAATGGTATTGTTGAGTATGCAACTGATGAAGAAGGTGTTTGTGCTTGGGATCCTAAGAATATTACTAAGCCCTTCTTTAACGTCCTTTCCGTTGATGGGCCTATTACACGTAATGGCGGGGCTTGTAGCTATGGCTCTATTGAATTTCGTGATATGGTTTTCGAGGCGGCTAACAATCCTTTGTGTCTCGGTCATCTCTTTGTTATCAATACGCCTGGCGGTTCAGCTTGGGCAAAGAACGACTTTCAGCAGGCTATAGATTACGCACATGACAGGAACCAGCCTGTATTGGCTTTTGTAGATGGAATGTGTTGCTCGGCTGGTATGTATCTCGCTGCTTTGTGTGACGAACGCTATTACATGCACCCAAAGGATGAAATTGGTTGTATTGGCGTAATGGCTGCTTTCTACACACAGAAAGACGGTAGCAAGAACGAATATACAAACGAAACCTACCACGAACTTTATGACCCAGAGTCTTTTGAAAAGAACAAGTGGGTTCGTGATGTCGCTAATGACGATAAGACTGATTTACTTGTTGCTGACCTTGCTGCCTTAGGTGTTGAGTTCCGTGCAGACGTAAAGGCTAACTGTCCTAATGCGACTGACGAGCATTTACATGGTAAAATCTTTGCCGCTGAAGACGTTAAGGGCATCCTTATGGATGGTCAGAGTACAGTGCTTGGCTGTCTCCAAAGAATTAAGTTGTTGGCTAAGCAACGTGGAAATAAAGCCTCTGAATCTTTGAGTGAACAATCAAAATCAAATTTGAATATGGATAAGAAGTATCAGAACATCGCTACTGCGTGTGGCGTGAACGAGTTGGTTATGACAGAGGAGGGTACGCATCTCGACCTCTCTTTGTGCGACAAGCTCGCTGAGACGCTTGGTCAGGCTGAGGAAACAAAAACCGCTCTTGACAAGGCGAACGAGACTATTAAGGGTTTGGAACAGCAGTTAGAGGAAACGAAAGCGGCATCCGAACAGGAGAGAAACAACGACTTTGAAGGTCTGAAGAAAGAGCAGGAGGCAGCTATTGCGGCTCTTACCGAGGCTAACGAGAAGGCTATGGCAGAGGCAAAAGCTGAAGCAGATAAGGCTATCGAGGCTTTGAAGAGTGAACTTGATGCTGCTAAGGCTGCTCTGAAAGAGGCTGAGCAGAAGATTGCTGACCGTGATGAGCAGATTCAGACTTTGACAGCATCCCCTGCTGAGACTGAGGGCGAGGAAGGTCCTGTTTCTAATGGTACTGGTGCTGAGCAGTCACACTTGGTAACTGGAGTTCCTCTGTATGACCCTACAAAGTCGCCTTCAGAGAACAGACGTGCAATGGAAGAGTACGATCGTAAGTTGCAGGCAGCTATTGGCTCTAAAACCTCAATCTAAGGTATTCTTCCTATAAAAAGTATTTATTCAATAAACTTATAAAGATATGGCAAAAGCAGAATTTATTGGTCTTCACGCACTGACTCACATTGCTGATCAGTTCACACCACAGATTATCATGGGTGCAAGCTACTTCCGTCCTGAAGAGATGGACCGCCTGCACATTAAGGTGATTTCTGGTATTCAGTTCCGCAACACCGTAACGGTGATGGCTCGCAAGGGCGGTACCACTCGACGCAAAGTTGTTGGCAGAAAGGTTGACAATCCTATTGGCTTCTTGAAGGAGCGTGTTCTTACAGCTAAGCAGACTATGAACCGCTTCAGCGACAATCAGGATAACTATGTTGAGACACCTTACCAAGTGGAAGGTAGTTCAGACTACAGCTATCCTATGTCAGAAGCAGCTTTCAAGGCTATCACCGCTACCTATGGTGAAGACTTGTTTGCAAACCTCTTCCATGGCGACCTTGCCAATGATGAGAACGGAGAGAAGGGTGCTCTTTCTTTGTTCGACGGTTTCCTGACTTGCATTAAGCATGATGTCGAGGATGGTCTTATCAGTGAAGCTATGGGTAACCTTGTTAACTGTGATGCTATTACTGCTCCTACTTCATCTACTGACACCGCAGCTTGGGACGCTTTTTGTGCATGGCAACAGAAGTGGAATGGCTCATTGAAGAACCAGCTCAAGGTCATTGTTTACTGCTCTACTAAGACAGGAACGGCTTTAGCGAGAGCATACGCTAACGTTTGGCACGGCAATCAAGGTGTAAGATACCTTCAGGTGAACGGTGTCGAAACTTACAACTTTACCGTACCAGAGTACCCTAACATCGAGTTCGCTCCATCAGATATTTATGGTGAAGGTGACAAGTTGATTGCTACCATCCCAGAAAACTTCCAGTATGGTGTAAACAGCGAAGACAGTCGAAGCAAAATCTCTGTCAAGTTGGGTAGCGACACTGATAACCTCGATATTACCTTCCAGGTAGAGAGTATTCAGGGTGCTCGTCTCCTTAATCCGTTTGCTTCTGCGTTCTGTATGAGTAACGGTACTCTTGTTGAGAAGGTTGTTCTTGGTGACTTCACTCGTGCTATTTTCGCTGTTTCAGCGAATGACGACGCACTTGGTACTGTAACAGTCAATAGTGCTGCTCCAGACCCTAAGAAGGACTATGCTGCTAACGAAACACTTACTTTGAAGGCAACTCCAAAGGGAAGCAATAAGTTCGTTAAATGGAGCAACGGTAAGACTACTCCAGAAATCACCGTTGTAACAACTGGTTATCCAGACGCTATCGTTGCGCTTTTCTCTAAGTAATAATTATTAAGTTTATCGGCAGAGACTTT